CAATGCCATTCACTGCTGATGAAGCAGTATGGGTGAAGCGTACCGCTGAAACTAAAACATTTGAAGATGTTATCAAGTTGGCGGAAGATCTATATGAGTATGCTTGTAAGAAGCAAGAAAAGATTGACGAGATCTCTGCACCTGAATCTGATGATAGTGAATTTCAAGCAGATAAGCAGGAAGAAGTGACTCCTACAACTTCTGATGGAGAGAAAGGTGATGCAGAAGAAGATTGGTTCACTGATGATGATCCTACAAAACGTCCTCAAGAACGTGAAGTAGATCCTGATCTTGATACTCCTTCATACACATCTGATGCTCCTAAGATTGGCGGCACTATGGGTGGAGAACAGTTTCCTATGGATGAAACTGAATCAGTTACTGATGCTGCTCTGCAAGAATCACTTGAGACTTTGATTGATGATAATGCAAAGGAATGGATCTATCTCAATCTTCCTAAGATTGATCTAAAAGAAATCATTCAACCTCACGATCAAGTTCAAAAAGATCTTCAAGAGTGGTACTATGAAAGAGAATATCCTTCAGAAGATCATGCTGAATATATCAAAAGCAATATTGAATATGCTCTTGGAAAATACAAAGAGTTCAAAAAGAATGCTCAGAAAAGTGTAAACTATCTGGTCAAGCAGTTTGAAATGAAAAAGTCTGCAGCAGAGTATCGTCGTTCTGCTACATCCAAGACTGGAGTTATTGATACAAATAAACTATTCAAATACAAACTTACTGAAGATATCTTCAAGAAAGTTACTATCGTTCCTGAAGGAAAGAATCATGGTCTTGTCATGTATCTTGACTGGTCTGGATCTATGCAGTATCAAATGTTGGATACACTCAAGCAACTCTACAACCTCATGTGGTTCTGTAAGAAAGCAGGTATTCCTTTCCGTGTATATGCATTCCAGAATGGTTTGAGTTATGACTTTGAGCACGATCAAGAGGGACATCCTGGTTTTGAAAGGGAAAAAAATCTTCTCGCTCCTACAAGAGATTTCCGATTGGTTGAGTTTTTCTCCTCACGTCAAAACTCTAAGTCTTTGGAGAAATCAATGGAATTGACTTTCCTACAAGTCTTTGCTATGGGTGGTCATCGTATATCTGCAGATCCTAAATACAATCTCGGTGGTACACCACTTGCAGAAGCAATTATGTGTTCTCGTGAAATTGTTGATCTTCTCAGAAAGGTAGAGAATATCACTAAAGTAACTATGATTTGCTTGACTGATGGTGAATCAAATCCTATTTCTTTCCTCACTCCTACTCCTGAAGAGGTGACATGGACAACTGACAAATTCAAGAGTCAATATCTTTGTCATCATAGGAACTGTGTTTTCTTCCTCAGAGATCCTAAGACTGGATACTCTCGCAAGATCAACAGTGATCCTTACAATACTACCAAAGAGATCGTAAGTTACTTCAAAGAAATTACTGATTTCAATTGGGTTGGTATCAGGATTTGTAGCAAAGCAGAATTGAGTCGTCTGGTTCGTTTCACTGCTCCTGAAATTTTTGGTCGAGTTGAGGAACAGTGGAGAAAGCATAGATTTGCATCCATCAAAACAGAAATGGGTTATCATGAATCCTTCTATATGCCAGACAAAAACAATGGCGAAGGAACTATGGAACTAGAAGTAAAGCAAAAAGGTGAAGTTGCAACTAGAGCAGAACTCGGTCGCGCATTCAAAAAACATATGGGTTCTAAAATGACAAACAAAACAGTTCTCAATGCATTCATTGAGCAAATAGCATGAGTGGAGATTATAATACACATAACGATCAACAACCAAACTTAACCTATTTCAAACAAGATCTCATGAAGTGTAAAGTACAATTGTTCATCGCTGGCACCATCTTTGATGAAATCGTAGTTGCGAGAGACTATGACCATGCCAAGAAGATCGCTCTCGCTCGCAATCCTGAAGCAACAGTGATGGGTGTGACAGCAGTGTTCGATTAATTAACTGTCCACTACCCCTTCACACAGCAGTTTCATCTGCTATAATAAACACATACGAACAAAACAATCCGAAAATCCCATGCCTTTTGAACCAAATCCAGTGACAACCGAAGACCTCGTTCAGTATTTGACTGAGCATGTAGGTGAGGAAGTGGGATGCAAAAACATTCGTGAAGCGTCAAATCAGTTGAAAGTATCTTACGCTACTGCTTGTAAACGCCTCAAGTCTTATAAATCTGGTAAAGGCAAGTGGAATCTAACTGCACAAGAAATTGAACGTGCTTACGATGCTCCTTCTGCCTCTCCTGTTCTTGAAGTAACCTACATCCCATCAAAAGATGATTCCTACGTCCCTTTTGGTAACTTCAGCAATGTTCGCAAAGTTATCCAATCTAATCAATTCTATCCTGTATTCATTACAGGTCTTTCTGGAAACGGCAAAACTCTATCCGTTGAGCAAGCGTGTGCAACGACTAATCGAGAGTTGATCCGTGTCAACATCACCATCGAAACTGACGAAGACGATCTTATTGGTGGGTTTCGTCTTGTTAATGGCGACACTGTTTGGCACAACGGACCTGTGGTTGAAGCTTTGGAAAGGGGAGCTGTACTTCTTCTAGACGAGATCGACCTTGCTAGTAATAAGATTCTTTGCCTTCAGTCAGTTTTGGAAGGAAAGGGTGTATTCTTGAAGAAAATCGGAAAATACATCAATCCAAAGGCAGGTTTTAATGTTATTGCAACTGCAAATACTAAAGGTAAAGGCAGCGATGACGGTCGCTTTGTTGGAACTAATATTCTTAATGAAGCTTTCCTTGAGCGATTCCCAATTACCTTTGAACAGGAATACCCTACCGCTTCCATTGAAACTAAGATTCTATTGAACGCAGGTTGCGATCAAGAGTTTGCTGATAATCTTATCAAGTGGGCAGGCGTTATTCGTAAAACTTTCTTCGACGGTGGTGTTGATGAAGTTGTTACTACTCGTCGTCTTGTTCATATTGTAAAAGCACAAAAGATTTTTGGTGATCGTTTGACTGCAATCAAGTCTTGTGTAAATCGTTTTGATGAAGATACTAAACAATCTTTC